GACACGGCTCAGCTCATGACTCTCTGCACGACGTGGGAATTGCTCCAGGCTGCGACGGTGGCGGCGAGGAATGACCCGCTGGAGCCTGACAACCGGATCGCATACTGCCAGTACAAGGCCGAATTTGACAGGCTGGCTGCGAGATTCGGAATGACGCCTGCGGATCGTGCGAAGATCCGAATTCCTCAGCCAGAGAAGAACGACGAGAAAGAAGGGAAATACTTCGGGGTGATTGGATGAGGGCTCCGAGGCGACTTGCTGGCTACGAACCTGCGAGGGATAAGGGCGACTGCAAATTCGACAGTGCTGCCGCGGAGAAAGCTGTGCAGTTTTTCCCTGACATGCTTCAGCACGTCAAAGGCAGCAAGATGGCCGGCAAGCCGTATGAGCTGAACCCGTGGGAAAAGAGTGTGGTGGCGACGCTGTTCGGCTGGAAGCGACCCGATGGCACGAGACGGTACCGAGAGGCATTCATTGCGGTGCCGCGGAAGAACAACAAGACCACGTTGTGTGCCGGGCTCGCACTATATCTGCTGTTTTGTGACGATGAGCAGGGAGCGGAGGTGTATTGTGCGGCATGCGACCGCGAACAAGCCACCATGGTGTTCGATCCGGCGAGTCAGATGGTCAAGAAAAACGCACTACTGGCCAAGCGAGCGAAGGTGCTCGACGCGGTAAAGCGGATCGTATGGCCAGATGCAGGCTCATTTATGCGGGCAATTCCGGCTGATGCGGCCGGGTCACACGGCTTCAATGCACACGCTGTGGTGATTGACGAGCTGCACACGCAGCCGAATCGGGAGCTGTACGACGTGCTGAGGACCAGTATGGCGGCTCGCGTGCAGCCGTTGCTGGTGTCGATCACGACTGCGGGGCATGACCGCAACTCGATCTGCTATGAGGTCTGGGAATACGCCCGCCAGGTGCGAGATGGCATTGCCAACGACCAGCATTTCTTGCCGGTGATTTATGAGGCAGGGGAAAAAGAGGATTGGACGAAGCCTAGCGTGTGGCGTCGTGTGAATCCGAATTACGGGCTGAGCGTCAGCAAGGAGTATTTGGAGGAGGCGTTTCGGCGTGCTCAGCAGACGCCGGCATTCGAGAATACGTTTCGGAATTTACACCTCAATCAGTGGACAGAGAGCGAGGCGAGGTGGATTCGGTCGGATGATTGGGATGGATGCGCTGGTGAGCCGACCGACTTCCGCGGCAAGGATTGCTACGTCGGGGTGGATCTAGCGAGTACTGACGACTTAACGGCAGTGGTGGCGATTTATCCCAGCGACGACAAGGTGCACGTGCGGCAGTGGATATTCGTGCCGGAGGAAACGGTTCGGGTGGCACCGAAGCGATACCAGGGGCAGTATCGGCAATGGGTGCACGACGGCCACATGCAGACGACTCCAGGTAGTGCCACCGACTACAATGCCATTCGTGATTGTCTGCGGAATCTGCGAGATGAGTCGAATGTGCTGATGGTCGGACTCGATCCATGGCAGGCAATGGACACGTTCAATTGGATGGAGGCTGAAGGGATACCGGCACTGAAGATTCCGCAGACTTTCGCGGGTCTATGGCCGGGTGTGAAGGCGACCGAGGAGGCTATTCTGGAGCGAACTCTAGTGCATGATGGAAGCCCGGCGATGCGGTGGATGGTGGATAACACGGTAGTCGACACGGACGGCGCGGGGAATCGCAAGCCGAGCAAGCGAAAGTCACACGGCGAACAGAACACAAAGGGTAAGATTGATGGTGTCGTCGCACTGGTAATGGCCATGGGGGAGGCGAGCCATGTCGAGCAATTGCCGACCCCGCAAGTATTCTGAGGTGTAAAATGGATGACGGATCGAGCCAGTACGTAGTGCTATCATCTACGCCTGCCAGTGGTGTGTACGCTTCGGGATTGGCCAATCCTGATGATTGGCTGTGGGATGCGTTGACTGGGGAGCGCCGCAGCGAATCGGGAATCAGTGTCTCGGCCGAGCGAGCGTTGCAATTCGCTCCGTGGTTTCAGGGCATTTCGATTATCGCTGGTGACGTTGCGAGGATGCCGCTTGACGTATTCGAGCGTACGGATGAAGACGACCGCATCAAGCACCGGGATCATTTCGCCTACGAATTGCTGAATCGTCGTGCGAACAAGTACATGTCAGCGTTCACGGTGCGTGAAACACTACTCGGTCACGCATTGAGCTGGGGCAATGGGTATGCGGCGATTGACCGCGTGGGAATCGGCGGAAGACCGGGTCAGTTGGTGCCGCTCGCACCGGACTCGACGGAGCCGAGGAAGCTCGACAACGGTGATGTCGCATATCACACTCGCCTGGACGACAAGAGCGAGCGAGTGTATGCCGGTCGCGATGTAATTCATGTGCGAGGCTTCGGGACGGGCCTGATGGGCTATTCGGTATTCCAGCTTGCACGGGACAGCCTGGGGCTTGGGCTGGTGGCAGAGCAGCACGCTTCGCGGCACTTTCGCAATGGTGCACGTCCGGGGGTTGTGCTGAAGCACCCGGCCAAGCTAGACAAAGTAGCTGCTGACGAATTACTTGATGCGTGGGAATCTCGCCACGGGCAGAATCCCAGCCGGCCGGCGTTGGCAGCAGGCGGTCTTGATGTCACGCCATTTCCGGTCAACAATCAAGACGCTCAGCTGCTCGAGAACCGCAAATTCCAGCGTGATGAAGTGGCGAGCTGGCTGGCGTTGCCGCCGCACAAGCTCGGATCTGACAGCCGATTGTCATACAACTCTGTGGAAGCGGAAGAACGAGCCTATGTCTCACAGACGCTGATGAGGTGGCTGCGGAGATTCGAGATTGAGTGCGACCTCAAGCTACTGACAGCCGTCGAACAACGGCAGTGGTGGTACTTCGAGCACAACGTCGGCTCCTTAATTCAAGGTGATTTCAGCACCCAAAGCCGCGTGGCGGTCGAGCTCAAAAACGCCAAGATTATCACTCGCAACGAGGCGAGGAAGAAATTCAATATGAATTCCGTGGAGGATGGCGACATATTCGAGAACGCCAACACCACCTCGACGCCAACACCACCTCGGAGACGGCAGGTGAGATGGAACCAGAGGAAGGACCACCGGAGGAAGGCAATTCGGAGCAGCAAGCGTCATTGCGGCAAGTGATCGTGGATCGTCTGGAACAAATCACCAAGAGCGAGTGCACCAGTCTCAAGCGGCTATCGAAAGCTAACCATCCGGTCGCCAGCATTGAATCGCTGTATGAGCGGCTGGAGCCAAAGATTGCCGATGCGATGTGTGCGCCGGTGGCTGCGTACAATGTGATTCTCGGTGGATCGCTGAATCCGCAAGAGATAGCGGCTGTGTACTGCCGCAGGTCACAGGATCTAGTAATGGATGTCGTGAGGCACGTAGGCAGCGGCGGGCTGCCTGGTGCACTGGAAGCAACCATAGGCCAATGGCCTGCGGAGCGACCGCAGGAATTGATGACACAACTGGAGGCGTCCGATGAAGCCGCTTAGCAAATCTGAACAGCTACTGAAACTTGGTGTACCGCGTCGAGCCGCAGACCGAATTGCTCACGAGCCGCAGACCGAATTGCTCAAGCCTCGGCCGAGCGAAACGCTAAGGGGAGGTTTGAATTCCGAGCAGAAGCCGATGAGGCGGAAATACTCATCTATGACTTCATCGGATTTGATTACTTCGACGAGGGTATGACAGCCAAGCGGTTCTACGACGAATTGCAGGATGTGTCTGACGCGTCGAGCCTGCGGGTGCGAATCAATTCACCCGGCGGGGATGTGTGGGATGGAATGGCGATCTACAACATGCTGGTGGAATCGCAGGCCACTACACGCGTGACGATTGAGGGGATTGCAGCATCGGCCGCATCGCTGATTGCCATGGCTGGCGACACAGTGGAAGCGTACGAAACCAGCCAAATTATGATTCACGACGCGTGGACGATTGCACTGGGCAACGAGCAGGAATTGCGAGAGATTGCCGACACGTTGGAGAAGATCGACGGCCAAATTGCTGACGTTTACGCGAATAAGTCTGGCGGCGATTCGCAGGAATTCCGTCGACTCATGGACGAGGAAACCTTTGCGACAGCCAAGGAGGCACGCGACCTGGGGATCGTGGACACTGTCATCGAATTAGCGGCTGGCAGCAAGAACTCGGCCCGGTCGCGCAATCGAGCCAAGGTGAAAATTCAAATCAACAAGGCGAGGTTGGGTCTAACTGCTTGACAGTGAAGGTGAGCAGCGTATATTGAGCCGTAGACATACAAGTATCCGCCAATGCCGGTACTTCTGATTATCGCTCCTCAAACGCGGCGATAGGCAATGACCACCACCATGTGCCTGCGCCGCGTTTTTTGCTGCGCCGGCGGCAATACAAGGAGCATTCTATGAAGTCTTCGCAGGAAATTCGGGAGCTAATTCAGTCTCGCATCGAGGAAGTTGAGGCACTGCAGCAGCTCGCAGCGGAAGAAGACCGCGAATTCACGGCTGAGGAGCAGCAGGTATTCGACGCCAAGATGAGCGAAATCGGAAGCGATGGCTCTGACGGCGAGGATCCGACTGGACTCTACAAGCAACTGCAGCGATCGAATCGCTACGAGAAGCTACTGCAGGCCAATATGCGTGGCCGGGAGACGCCAGTTACTGCCGGTGAATCGTCTAATCACAGCGTGCGGCCAGTGCGTCATTACCGGCACGGAGCGCTGCGGGCGTATCGAGGCGAGAATGGCGAGGAAAACGCCTATCGAGCGGGCCAATTCTTCCGGGCTATTCTGTGGAAGAATCACGACGCGACGGAGTGGTGCCAACAGAATGGCATTGACGTGCGTGGTGCCATGAGCACGACCGACGACGCTGCCGGCGGAGCGGTGGTGCCACAGGAGATGGAGCAGGCCATCATCGACCTACGCGAGAGCTATGGAGTATTCCGGCAAGAGAGCCGCGTGGTGCCTATGGCAAGTGGGACCATGACTATTCCTCGGCGGACCAGTGGAATCACTGCCTACTTCCTGTCGGACAACGACAGCGTGACCGCCTCAGACAAGGCGTTTAATAACGTCAATCTCGTCGCCAAAAAACTTGGTGCTCTTACCAAGTACAGCTCCGAATTGGCCGAGGATGCCATTGTCTCGATTGGTGACAATCTCACTGATGAGATGGCGTGGGCGTTTGCGAAGAAGGAGGACGACTGCGGGTTCAACGGCGACGGCACTAGCACGTACGGTGGAATCGTCGGTGTTCTTAACGCCGTCAACGCCGGTAGCATTCTTGACGCCGCCAGTGGGAATACGTCGTTTGCAGAGTTGGATCTTACCGACTTTGAGAAGCTCGCTGGAATGTTGCCGCAGTACGCGGCCGCCAATGCCAAGTGGTATATCAGCCGCGTGGGTTACTTCCAGTCCATGAAGCGGCTCATGGATGCCGCGGGCGGCAATACCAACATCACGCTCGCCGATGGCACCATGCGGCAAATGTTTCTTGGCTATCCAGTGGTGGTGAGCCAAGTGCTCAACGACACCACGACCGCACAGACCGACACGAACATTCTGGCGTTTGGCGATCTGCGGCTGGCAAGTACGATGGGCTCGCGTCGTGACATCCGCGTGCGGATCAGCGACCAGCGTTACATGGAATACGATCAGATCGGCATTTTGGGCACGCAGCGATTCGACATCAACGTGCACGAGCGTGGCGATGCCAGCGATCCGGGTGCCATCGTGGTAATGCAGACTCCTGGCGCGTAGTGAGGGTCAACTAACATTCCGGGAATTCCGGTCACTTCAATAATTCGGAGGCAGTTATTGTGAACGAAATGCAGCAAACGAAATATGTGAACATGATTGGCCCTCAGGCCATTAAGGATGATGGCAGCTGGACTACCACTGAGGTGGATACGGAGGGCTACGATTACGCGACCATTGTTTTTCACTACGGGACCAGTGACATTGCAATGGCAGCGTTGGCAATTACCGAATCGGATTCTACCGGGAGCGGTCATTCCAACGTTACCGGATTAGTGGTTGGCACGTCAGAGAACACTGATGGCGACACGACATCGCTACCGGCTGCGGATGACGATGATGGGTTTGTGGTGTTTGAGATTGACCTCAAAGCGCGCAAACGGTATCTCGACATGACGGCTACTGCCGGAGATGGAAGTAGCGGGTCTTACGCGTCGGCTATGTGCATTCTGAGTCGTGCTAATGTCACGCCGACAACTGTTAGCGGACGTGGTTGCATCGAAATCCTGAGGGTGTAATGCGATACGTGCAAATCAAAGCACGTCGCGATTGGATCGGGCCACAGGGCAGCATGTTTCACGCGGGGCAGGTCTACGGACCTATTCCGCGTGGAATGGCCCGAGTCTGGGAGCGGCGTGCCATGGCGGAAATCGTCACGGAGAAGCCAAGTGCTCAAGTACAGCCTGACGAGGACAGTGGAGCCGACGACCGAGCCGGTGACTCTGCTGGAGGTCAAAGAAGCTCTGCGAGTCGATCACAGCAACGACGACGTAGATCTAAGTCGGCTAATCGAGGCGGCGCGAATCGCGGTCGAGCGTGACACTCGCCGGTCATTGATTACTCAGACGTGGCGCCTCAAGCTCAACGGATGGTGGTCTGGGACGATTCAAATTCCGATGCCGCCCCTGCAGAGCGTCAGCAGCATTACCTACGTCGATACTGCCGGCGATACGCAGACGTGGGCATCCACCGAATACGACGTATACACCGACGACGAGCCTGGTGTTATTGCTCTGGGCTACAACAAGACATTCCCGGCAACGCGTGGCCATTATCGAGACGTGACCATCACTTACGTTGCCGGTTACGGCGATGCGGAAACGGACGTGCCGGAATACCTGAAGCGTGCAGTGATTGAGCATTTGCGGATGAATTACGATGGCACGTGCGAACAGCTGCAATCGTATTACGACACAATGGTGGCATCGGCAGCTGCGGGGGCGTACCCATGAGCCGCAAGCGATGCTCGCTCAGTCGGCGGCTGCGTGAAACAATTACGCTGCAATCGCCAACCATGCCTACCGATGGGACGGTGGAGCCGACGTTCACCGATGAAATGACGGTGCGAGCGGAGGTGGTTCCGAAGCGTGGCAAGGAATCGGTCAACGAGCGAGAAGTGGAGGCGCACCAAACGTGGGTGGTAACTATTCGCCACCCACGCCAGGATATTGACCCAACATGGCGTGTGGTATGGGGCAGCCGCACGCTTAATGTCGTCTCGGCGTTTGATCCCGATCAGATGCGGCGAATGATGGTCATTGAATGCACGGAGGCTCGGCCGTGAGCGTGCTAGATGACATGCGGACGTACCTGCTAACGCAAACGGCCGTCACAGATCTGATCGGTACACGGATCTATTTTGACGCGTTGCAGCAAAGCACGTCGATGCCTGCGGTGGTGTTTGAATTGACGGGCGGCGTGCTGTGGTGTTTGAATTGACCGGCGGCGAGGTAATGGACCGACACTTATCCGCGACCGGGTCTACCTATCGCTCACAGGTGCACGTGTACTGCTACGCGTCGAGCCGCACAGGCGCGACGGCGTTGGCTGATGCGGTGTATGACGCGTTGGAATTCGCGTCTGGCACGTGGACAGACACGACGGTGCATCGTGCATTCGTCGAGCAATACCACGACCTTACAGAGGAGCCTCGCGACGGTAGCGGCGCGTGGCGATACATTCGAGTGTTATTCACTGCCGTCTGGCATTAGGGAGCGGAATCATGTCTTTCGAGGGAACTGGGGCAACGATCACATTCGGCACCACTGGCGTATCGCTCGAGGCGAATTCGATTCAGAGCCAGGGAATTGAGTGGGCGTCGATCGAAGACACGCATCTCGGCACCACTAACGCGAAGAGTTTCCTGCGTGGCGATCTGTATGATCCAGGTACGATCACGGTCGGCTTTAATGTGACGAGCGATCTTGATGATTTGCTCACCTCATCTGATGAAGAAACCATCACGATCACGTACCCGAATACGGATTCATCGACAGAGGCCAGCGACGGATTCATCCAGTCGATTGACCCAAGCACGCTGGAGGTAGACACGCTCGCCACCGGAACGCTTACAGTGAAGCGAACTGGACAGATTACCTACACAGATTCACCGGCCTAACCATGGAGAGGATTCACGCTAGTAAGCACGTGAATGGCCAGCAGGCACTGTTCCTATGGGGCAGTTTGTGCGGGTTTTGCCAGGAACAGAAGCCGACTCCGGTGTGCTTTCTGGCTGGCAAAATGGACAAGCTGACGATTGAGGAAAAGGCTGATGTGATTGAGTGGGTGCAAGCTAATCTCGGCGAAGTGCGGGAAACGCGACAAACGAGAAAGGTATTCGATGTTATCCGTGGAAGAAATTCTGAAGGCTAACGACACGACCGTACAAACGGTACCGTGTCCTGAATGGGGTGGTGAGGTGTACGTTGGCACGTTAACTGCCGAGGAGCGTGATTCAATTGAGCAGGCAGTGCAGCAGGGTGTGCCAAGTAGGGCTGCAATCGTGGCAGAAAGCCTGCGCACCGAAGATGGCCAAAAGGTAAAGGTGAGTCCTTCAGAGCGGCTTGCTCTATCGGCCAAGGCGACGGCACCTATTGAGCGAATCGTCGATGCTGTGCTCAAGCTCAACAAGATGAATGCGGAGCAAATGGAGGTCACGGAAAAAAACTGAAGAGCAGTCCGCGGCGGCAGCTGCTGGTGCGGCTGTCTGTGATGCTGGGAATTCCGCTGCGGGCTATTCCGAAGGTACTCACGGAGTGGGAAGTGCGCGAATACCAAGCCGCGGACTCATTGGGACTTTTGCCTGACTACAAAATGGCTCGCTACTTGCAATGTGCTGCAGCAAACGTCGACCCGGCAGTACTGGAGCCAAACGCACCACAAGACATGTCGACACTGTACGAGCGACGAAAGGCCATGTATGGACGTTCAAGTTAAGGAGAACTTTGATGGAATGAACATGGCGACCTACATTCACAGCATGGAGGACAAGCTACACCGAGCTGCACAGCGAAAGGTTGTTGGTAAGCAGGCGACGGAATTAGCCAAGGAAATTCGCAAGCAAATCAAGCTACGGAATATGCCGTATTCGCGAAGCAGGACACGTGAATCGCGCAGGTTGGCCCGTGAGCGGGGGCAAAAGCCGCTGGTCAAGACGATCAAGACCAAAACGTGGAATGTGCGGAGGCGTGGGATCATTGGGAAGATCGTCGGCTCCGAATGGCCTGCGGGAAACCACAGCCACTTAGTCGAGCGTGGATTCACGCATAACAAATCAGGCAGGCAAACAGTTGCCCACCGCTATCAGGAGGAGGCCGAGCACAACTTTCGCAAGCGAGCCAATGATATCGCTATAGAGGGATTCAAGGACTGGCTCCGCAAGCAGCGATCCAAAGGTAAAGCGGCACGCTAATGGCTAACATCGGCGAAATATCTACGACCGTCACGGCTAAGACTGCACCGTTTTCCCGCGGCATGAAAAAGGCTGCTGGAGATACCAAGCGATTCAAAAAGCAGGTACGCGGAAACTTAGTCGACACGCTGAAAAAGCGTGCGGCCCCGGCAATCAGCAAAGTGTCCGACCTCATAGGTAGCCCAATGGGACTCGCTGGAGCGTTCGGCACTGCGGCCGGGGCACTTGCCGGTTTTTCGCGAGCGCTTAATACCGCAGCCACTGGGATGCTAAAGATCGGCAAAATGTCGAAATCGCTTGGCATAGGAACCGAGCAACTATCCGCACTCGAGTTTGCGTCACAACAGACGGGGGTGCAGTTTGACGATTTAACTGGTGCCCTTGAAGAATTGAATATTCGGATCGGTGAGACAGTCCGAGATGGTACGGGGCCTGCAGCCGAAGCATTCCAAACGCTTGGAATCAATGCGGAAAAGCTAGGACAGATGGCACCAGTGCAACGACTCGAGACGTTGGCCGAAGCATTGAAAAACGTCAACAACGAGGCGACGCGTGGGTTTCTCGCTGATGAGATTTTCGGTGGTGATGCGTTCAAGATTATGCCATTGCTTCGGGAGGGTGCGCAAGGTATTCAAAATCTGACCGACCAAGCAAGAGATCTTGGGTTGGTGTTTGAAAACTCCGTGGTGAAGTCTCTTGACATGACGCAAGACGCAATGAACAGACTGCAGAATCGGTCCAAAGGATTGATTCGGCAATTCACGGCTGAGCTATACCCTGCGATGGGTGTGTTTCTGGATGACGTGGAATCATTTTTCGGAATGACAGGCGGCAAGGATCGCAGCTTGGCTCGCCGTATTTTAGACCTTGCGCCGCCAACGCGATTCGGGTTGCTTGCAACTTATTTAGAACGAGGGCGCGCACGGACGCAGCAACTCAAGAACCAAGAGCCTATTTCCCAGCCGTCTCGCTCACCGCAGGCGCAGCAGTCACAGCAACGAATTCAGCAGCGACAGCAGAAGACGCTGGTAGACATCTGGGCCGAACAACGGCGGGCCAATGAGATGCGGCGGCGGCAGTACATGCGGCAGCTGCGGATGCAACAGCAACAGCGTCACGGCGTCGTAAGGGAGTTCCGGTAATGTCGGCGAATAATGCACAGCTCACCGGCACCACTAGTTGCACCGTAGCTCGCGACGGATCGCGTGAATACGAAGTGCGGTATCTCGTAGAGACGACGGACGCCGACGACCAAGCGATTACTGCGATTGATGCGCCGGGAATGCCGCGGTTTGGGTCGATATACCAAGCTGGGAACGACATTGATAGCGGCGCGTATCTGAGTGGGTTTTCCCCGCGGCTAGTCGAGGAAGACCGGAGCCGGAAGCTGTGGGAAGTGATGATTACCTACAGCACAATTGACTCGCAAGACAATCCGCAGCCGGGCGGCGGTGCGATTCAGTTTGAATACCCTTGGCTCCAGCCTGTGCGTGTTAGCGGCTCAGGATTCAAGAGCGAGGAATTGTGCAGGGAGCATTACACCAACCCGGCGGCTGGAACCAAAGAGGTGCTCACCAATAGTGCGGGTGCATTTTTCGACGATGAATACGTCGAGCAGGCAAACTTCGGGATGACCGTTGAGCTGAACTACACGTATGCCAACTGGGACATCAATGCCACGGTTGAATACGTCAATAGCCTCAAC